TCGGACAATTATGGCAGTAGAAGTTTAAAAAAAGGTGATAGCTATTATAAAGGTGTTGGTAATAATAAAGCACTAATTTCACAATCTGAAGTTGATAATATAATGCAAAAATCTTCAGCAATGATATCACCTGTAAAAGGTATGAATATCACCAGTGATTTTGGACCAAGAATTAATCCTAATACTGGAAAACCCCAAGACCATCATGGCCTCGATCTCCGCGGATCAGAAGGACAAACTGTTGTTAGTGCTGAAAGAGGAAAAGTTCTGAGTGTGTCGGATTCTCCTAGCACAGGCACAAAGGTTGTTATAGATCATGGAAACAATAAAACTACGTCATATAATCATTTAAAAAATCCTACCATTTCTTCTGGAGATACAGTCGAAGCAGGTCAAAAAATTGGCGAATTAGCACCAAAATTGGCCGGCACCACAGCACCACATTTACACTTTGAAGTAATGCAGAACGGCAAGTTTGTTGATCCTAAACAATATAATTTTGGCGAAAAGATGCCTAGAATGGCCAATGAAGAACAAAAAACAGAAATAGGATCGTTGCCTAAAAAACCTACAAGAAAATCTGATGTGAACCTTTCGGTGCTAAATAAAGCCACGACCATAATTGGTGGTTCAACGACCAACCAAGTGTCCTCGAGCGACCAACAAGTCGATTCTAAATTATTCGAAAAACAATACGGTTAAAGATGGAATATAAAAAAGCAGCACAAATAAGAAAAAAAGGCTTATTGGAGCTCATAGCTGAAAATAAATTCGGTAAAGAAAAAAGTATTGGTGCGTCCATTAGTGGAGCTATTTCCGATAAGATGAAGGCCAAGGCTGTTGGTATCAAAGAAAAATTCGATCCTCTGAATATGGTTAAAGCTTTAACAGGAGATGGATTTATTGGAAAATCAATACGAACTGTTGCTGGTAGAGCAATGGGAAGAAGTGAAGAACACATCCGTCATTTTGGTGGATATGGTAGCAGAAAACGAAAACTCAAAGAAACAAAAGATCCACTATTCACCACAATAGGTAGTGGTGCCATCGTAAAAATTAAATCAGGCGATTCTATTTCCAATATTTTAGCAAAAATGTATAGCTTTATGGAAAAAACTTATGAAACCAGAAGGTTGAATACGGAACTTGAAGATGCTTTCCGTAAAGAACAAATTGATGAAGATGAACGGCGCCATAAGAAATTAATCGAATCAATATTAAACAAAAAACCTACAGCTGTTCCTGAAGATGACGGCGAAAAAGAAAAATCATTTATTGAAAAGTTGTTAGATGGAATAAAAAGCCTTTTAAAAGATGTTTTTAAATTTATTACATCTTTATCGGGATTACTTTTACCTATTATGTCAGCTATTGCTGGTACCGTAATGTCGGTCATAGCATCGAGTGCCGGATTAATTTTTAAAATTCTTTTGGAACCAATTAAATTATTAATTGGAACCATGATTACTGCTTTGGTTAAATCCTTATTAAGGTTTGCTGGTAAAGGACCAATTGCCATTCCTTTTGCTGCATTTCTTGGAGCTCAAGTAGCAGCAGAAATGGTTCAAGAAGAACAAGAAACCAAATATGGTCCGCAGCATAAAGCTTTGCAAGAAAAGCAATTAGAAGAAGAAAAATTACTTCCTGGATCAAATAAAGCTATACAAAATATGACTGATGATGAGCGTAAACAATATAAAACGCTGAGAGAAAAACATGAAAAAGAAAATAAAGCATCTATTTTGGAATTCGAAAAAGAAACTTTGACTCCAGCAATGGAAAAAATAGGATTTAAACCGAGTGGTGAAAAACTTGATGATGGTTCTTCAGTATATGTTAATGAAAAAGGTGAAAAGGCTGGATTTAGCGATTATAAAACGGCCATAAGTGGCCCCGATTGGCAAGAAAAACTGTTGATGAAACTTGTTGTTGGTGAAGAAAAAACAGCAAAAGAAATTGGTGAGAATGCAGTCAATCAATTAATACAAAAAGGTAAAGATGCTGTAGAAAGCAAGGTTGACGAATTTAAAAATAAACTTCCTGATTTTTCTAAACCAAACGCATCGCTGGAGAAACCCGCAGATATTCCGGCTGAAACTGCAAAAGCAAACAATGATACAAAAAGTATTCCTGAGTCCGCACCCACAAAAAACATTCCTGATATGCTGCCGGATAATTTTGAAGTGGAAGATGGTGAATGGAATAAACCAGGTACTCTTAATGTTTATGGAAACAATTCACAAAATACCATTGGTGGAGGTCCAGCAAAAATGGTTGACGGATCTTCTACACCGGTTAGAAATTTGGCCTTACAAAAACACTTTAGGCCTGCTGTAGTTTAAACCAATAAAAAACCCACCTTTCGATGGGTTTCTTTTTTACTGAGAAGGATTACTTCTTAGCTGGCGCTGCAGGTTTTGCATCAGCCTTAGGTGCTGGTTTAGCAGCTTCAGGCTTCTTCACTTCTGCCTTTTTAGGGGCATCAGCGGCAAATGCTGTCATAGCAAATGCAGTAGCAATTAAAGTGATAATATACTTCATTTTACTTCCTTTCAATCATGTTTATCATAAACAATCATAACGAATCAACTACTCAATCTTCTTCAGCTAACTTACTGAAATAACTTAAATCATCATCTGACGATGAATCATCTTTAAAGGGAGAATCTTCTGCTTGTTTCTTAGGTGCAGCAAACTCTTTTGCTTTAACTTGTTCCACAGTTGTGCGTGGTGCTTCACCATTAAGGCCAAGGACCTTATCAAGGCGTTGCTTCAACACATCATATGACTTGAACTCTTTATCACTCACCAATTCTTGGAGAGCAAATTCATCTTTCCAAATCTTTTCCAATTCAGCATCATCAGCCAATAAAGCAGATGGTGAATCAAATTCAGATTTGTCATAGTTCTGATAGCCTTCAACCTTACGAATCTTTAACTTAAAGTTGGCACCTTTCCATAAATCAAATGGATTGATTGCTGTTTCATCTTCAAAAGCAGGATTCATTGCTTCAGAGATTTTATCAAAGATTTTCTTACCAAACTTAAACAGTTTGATTTTTCCTTCATTCTCTGGATGTTTTGGATCAGATACGATGTATACGTTAGCAATGTAATTTAACTTACGCTTTTGCTTACGAACAACATCTTTGTTTGCTTCGATGCCAGAATTCCACAATGAAGAATTGTATTCACAAACTGGACATTGTTGATTCTTGGTTGTTAAACAGTTGTCGATCAACCATCCACCAGGACCTTGAAATCCGTGTGAGAAAACTTTAACCCAAGGTAAAGAATCATCACCATCTTTTTCTGATGCAGGGAGGAAACGGATAGTGGCCATGCCATTACCTGCTTTGTCAACTTCTGGTCGCCAGAAATTATCTGACTTTTCGGAACCTTCTGAGGAGGTATTGAGTGCCTCGATTGCTTTTGATAATTTATCGAGGTTGCCTGATTGGCGTTTGAGATTAGCGAAACTCATGGTAAATCCTTTCTTTCGTATAAACGGAGTATTAACGGTGTATGTAAAACTTTCAAATTATTTCTCATAATCAACAACTAGTATATCATAATATTTATCCATTGTCAAGCATATTCAGCGGCTTTATCCCGCAAAATATTCTTAAATTTGCCACTATCATATTCGATAAATGGCGTATATTTGGTACACATCCTTTGGTAGTTTGGCCAAATAACATCATCAACAATCTTCTTTTCCCAATCATCAAAGAAACCAAAAATGGCATTCATTATGCATAAGGTTTCCAATGTTACATCATGGTTCATAGTTTTCATCAATAGAACCGGATAACTTCCATTCTCAACCTTAAACATATGGTTTGGTGAGAAATCTTCACCAATTGTGGACTTATCAAACAGATAGGATACATCGGATTGGAACTGATAGGACAGCGACTGTTGCGTTTTCATCCACTTCTTATATACTTCTTCACCTTCTGTTGTGTTCATATCTCCAACCCACTTATCTCCATCAAGAAAATTGGACACATAGAAATACTTTAATTCATCCAATGAATATTTACGGGAAAGTTTATAGAATGTATACTTGTCCTTCCTTCTTAGGAAAGAATCTTTTGAGATATTGGTCTTACCATGATATTTAAAGAAATCGTATGAGTCGGATGTAAAATGTAACTTCAAGGCGTTATACAAAGCAAAGGCTGCATAACCCGTATTCTCTGTCATATCGGCAATTTGGAATTTTTCTTAATGAGGTTAAGCAACTGAGCTTCATCACGAATCTTTGCTTTGAGGGCAGAAGATATTAATGTGGCAGCAACCTCAACTTCCAATCCTGTTTCTTTACAATGGTGACAGATAGCATCCATTAAACCTAGATGCTTATCTGTGGCCATATTCTCAATCATAATACTAAAATCTTTTATTTCATCACGGGTTGGCATAGTTTAAATTTTTGTATAGAAAATGTGGTTACCTATTTGTTTAACAATCTTCGATTTGTTCCATCCTGGATTTACATAAACGGCATGGTAATACAATGCCTTACTCTCAGCAATTGTATCATGTAGATGTGGTTCTGTCAAGGCCTTCTTGGCCACAATTACCGATTCTTCCCATTTGTATTTGTCCTTTGACATTGATACCGTTAGGCAAGTCCATGAAAACTGGCAAGTGATTGAATTATTATTATTCGGTGTTCTTTGGTACACAACAGCACATATATCTTTTGGAAATTGTCCACTACTAACACGATTCATTGTTACCTGAGCTACGGCCAATTTACCCTCATAGGTTTCATTAGCGGACTCATAGTAAATATTTTTAGCAAGGCAATCAACCTGTTTGTTGTAATCTTCACCAACTTGTTTCTTGGTTACATAAGCGAATATATCTCTCGATAGTGTTGGTGCTGAATATATTGTTGTAAAGCAAAACACTGCAACTAAAATAGTTACCGTATTGTTTTTAAGTTTTTTGATATTTAACATCATATCTCCTTGTTATTGGATGGCCGAAGCCATCCATTCTCCAATTACGAGTTTGATTTCTTAGTAATTTTTACTTCAGGTGGTGGAGTGGTTTGAGAAACGAATTGATTGAGAACTTCTGCTCTCTTTACAATTTCATCTTCATTGGGGTATACCGGTAAAGCCGGCATTTCGGGTGAGGTTGTTCCAGCAATTTTTGCCGATTCTACCTGTGTGAACCATTCTTGCTGAAGTGAATCTTTCATGGAATGAAAGTTATCAGTTAGTAGGTCTTTGGCCATTTTTAAGAGTTCTAGCCGAATCTCGTAAGGTGTCATACTCATATTGTTACTCCTTTGTGTGTGTTTAACTACTATATCAGCGGTTTGTGTGTTGCTGATACTTTATTTATCCAATTTCAATATCTATTTCCTGGTAAAATTGGTTTTTCTCTTACCCATTGAGTAATTACATATTTGACACCAGTTAAAACAGGTAAAGCTTCATGTAAAGTTAAAGCATTTTTAAAAATGATGTCATTTTCTGGAAAATAACTAAAAAATATTGCCGACCCTTTTTCTGGTGTTATAACTATGTTTAACTTATTGAATCGTGTATCTCCTCCGGTAAAACCATCGTTCAAATAAATTAATAGTGTAGCAATTCTACCACTAACACCTAATTTTTTTTCGAAATAATCATTGTGTGGTCGCACATATTCGGTAGGATTATATTTTTGAACCTCACATTTTTCAAAATGGTCTATACTAAAATTTTCAATATGTTCAAATTTATGTTTTATTGTTTCATAAGCTTTATTTCTGATATGATGAAATAAATTTTCTTCGTCAAAAAATGAACTTGATGTTCTGATGTTTGCATCAACAATACTTTCTCCAGGCGCACTATAAACACCAGATTTATAAAATCGATAAGGATTTTCACTATTCTCAATTACATAATCACATTCTTCAGCTGTGAATAGTTTATTGTAAAAGGAAACGGGAGGATTAATTGATAATATTTTTTCGGTCATGTTATATGGTGATGGGTGATTCTGTTGCTAAGTTCACCCATCAAAACTCCGCTTACCTGTTAGGCAGCAAGTGCATACTTATTATCGTTTGCGTTTAATTTATAGTTTTTACGGCTACTCTGCCGATTCTCCGTTGTCATACTTACTGTCATGTCGATTCTATTCACCCCCATCAGAAGCATACTACAGCCATTTGGCTTCGCTACCGATAACTCGGTTCGGTAGTATGCTTTTGGTGGAGGTGATGGGATTCGCACCCATGTCCACAACAACTTTCAAACAACTTCAACGAATTCTTTTCCGACCCACCACCTATTTTATTCGAAATAGGAAACCATTATACACCATATTCGATTAAAAGGCAACCATTTATTTAGGTAACAATGATGAAAGTGGTACTGGAGCATTTTCCATCACTTTACTGTTACTGGTATTGATCGCATAATAATATTTAGCCAACGAATTGGCCATTACCACTTTCCAATATGCAGTCGGTACAGGAATACCATTCATTACTTTATTATCAGCATATACAGCGATGGTAATAACATACATATCAGATTTTGTTTCGGAGAATATTTTTCTTACACGTTCTTCCAATGCTCTCCAAGATTCTCTATTTAATGATGGCACCTGTGGTGTCATATTGGTCATTAAAAATGTTTCATGCATCTCTTTAGCGTTAGCTGCATCACCTGCGGGGGCCATATGACCTCTATCATATCCTGTGTTTGCATATTGTGATGGATTTGGTTTAAAACCTATTCTAGGATCAGAATGAAATTCATTATCCCTAATAGCATCACCCACACCATCGTGTTTTAGATGTTCCGAAACTAAAATTACTTTTTGCTTTTGTTTATCATACAATGAAACATAAAAAGTATTACAAAGTTCAATAGTATTGGCCACAGTTATCGGCTGTGAATTCGGATACAACTCAGGACAGTTAGATGCATTGCAACCTATAGGTATCAAAACCAATAATAAAATGATACCTATGAGTCGCAATTTCATAGTTGGTTTTTATAGAATTGGATGGCTTTAACTAAGCCATTGATATGATCAGCCGTTTTCTGTTTAAATAACAAAGGCTGTTCATCCTCAACCGCCATGATAATAACAATATCATCAATAGGTCTGCCAATCATTTCTTCATACATCAATGAGTACGCCGTTGTTTGCCAGAAGTAATCCTCAATGTGGGCTTCTGATTTAATTTTCTTGGAAGTTTTAAAGTCAATCACCGATAATTTACCATCGAACTCAGCAATACAATCCACACGACCTGCCATACCCAATTGTTTTGACCATAAGGCACACTCTTGGTAATGGATGTTATCAATACGATTTAGTAGTGGCTTAAGTGATTGGAACATCTCCAAGGCATCGGGCATGATATCACCTAATACATCATTGTTGAGGTATCTTTCGCAAAGGGTGTGAACATTGGTGCCTCTTCCAGTAGCTTTCTTACTAATAGCGTTA